TAGAAAACATCAAAGAGTTGACTGAATATGTTGAGAGTACTTATTCAAAACATTACGCATCAGAAAATGGTATTCAAAGTATGGATTTAATCTCAGCTTCTGGCTTAGGATTAGACTTTTGTCTTGGTAATGTATTAAAATATGCGTCAAGGTATGGTAAAAAGAATGGAGCTAATCGTGAAGATTTAATGAAAATCATGCATTATACTCTATTAGCAATTAATGAACACGATTTAAAGGAAGAAAGTGGGTAAAAGAATTGACTTAAGAGGTTTAAAAGTAAGGCATGCAATTGACAGAAGAATGATAAGAGATTGCATAAGGAATTATGGAGATTTTGAATTAAACGAAGATACAGTAGTTCTTGATTTAGGATGTAATGTTGGTGGATTCCAATATTGGTTAAAAGATTCTCCAATAAAACAATACATTGGTATTGATGCTTATGAAGATAATATAAAATTTTATCGAGAAAATAATTTACCTGATAGGTCTAATTTCGAAATATTTCATGGTGCTGCAACTACATCTGAAGACGATACACATTCATTTTGGGTTAGAGAAGATGTAGAACTAGGTAGTAGTAATGGTCAATCAAATCCAAGTAAACGTCAGATGAGATTAAGAAATGTTGAAATGAAAGTACGAAACTATAATATTGATAAATTAATTAAAAAATATAAGCCAACAATTTTAAAAATGGATATTAAAGGCACTGAAATGTTATGGCTTGAAAAGAATGAAGGCATTATGCCATCATGTGTGAAACAATGGTTTGGTGAAATTTATACTAAAAAAGGTTCAATTGATTATGATAAATTATATTGGCCTATACAAAAAGAACAAGGTTTTAAAGTAACCTTCCTATTTCCAACTGAAAAATTTATTGGTATGGGAGATTGGTATAGTTTACCAAACTTAAATAAAGTTGATGTTAATGCACAGCTTTATGATTTAAATATTTTAATTAGCAGGAATGATATATAATGAAATTTAGTAATGAAATGAAAGAAGTATTGAGCAACTTCCAAACAATTAATAGTAATATTGCTCTTGGTGAAGATGGTATGATTAGATCAATGTCTACCTCAAAAACTCTTATGGCAAAAGCCAATATTGTACCAGAAGCACCGTACGAATGGCCTTATCAATTTGGTATTTATGACTTAGGTGAATTCTTAAGTTGTTTAAATATGTTCACAGATCCAACATTATCATTTGATGAAAATCAAAAATTTGTTAGAATTACAGATGGTATTACAACATTTAAATATCACTTCTCTGATATTAGTAGCTTAACAGTTCCAACAAATGATATTACTTTACCATGCGAAGATTTAATTTTTACACTTACGCATGATGAACTATCACAACTACGTAAAGCTTCTGCTACACTTAAAGCTAATCAACTTTGTATACGCATGAGTTCAACTGGAAGTCAATTTATTGAATGTGTAGTTCTTGATAAACAGAATCCAACGTCTAATGAATATACATTAAACGTCTCAAATTGTAGTATAAATACTACTGCAGAGTTTGATTTTGTATTTGATATAAACAATTTCAAATTCAAACCATCCGATGAATATATCTTCGGAATTGATAAGAAGCAAGTAGCTTCTGTAAAGGCTGGCAACACCAACTATTGGGTTGCTCTTGATAAAACAACAACATACAAGGAATAACTTATTATGGCAAAGAAAAATGAAACTGAATCAACTGAAGAAGGTAAATTCAATAAAGAATTAGCTAGTTCAGTAGATACTCCAGTTCCTACAGCACCACCACCTACAGGTGATGGTTTAAACGTTAGTGACATTAGAGCATGCGTTACAATTATTGATATTGTAACTAAGCGAGGTGCATTTGAAGGTGCTGAACTAGCAGATGTTGGTGCAGTACGTAATCGTTTAGAAAAGTTTTTAGTTGCTGCAGTTGCAGCACAAGAAGCTAAAGCTCCTACGACAGATGAAGTAGAAGCTTAAAAATTTAATTATATTATGAGGTATTTGTGGAAGAATTTTTATTTGTAGAAAAGTATCGCCCAAAAACTATTGAAGAATGTATTCTCCCTGATGGATTAAAAGATACATTTCAAGAAATAGTTCAAAAGGGTAAATTACCCAATATGATGTTCACTGGTTCGGCTGGAGTTGGAAAAACTACAGTCGCTCGAGCATTATGTAATGAAATGGGTTTAGACTATATGATGATTAATGGGTCCGAAGACGGAAACATTGATACTCTACGTGGTAAGATTAAACAATTCGCAAGTACTATATCATTACAAGGTGGACAAAAGGTAGTCATTCTCGATGAAGCTGATTACCTCAATCCCCAATCTACTCAACCTGCATTACGTGGGTTCATTGAAGAATATTCAACAAATTGTAGGTTTATATTAACATGTAATTTTAAGAATCGTATTATAGGTCCTCTTCATTCAAGATGTTCTATATATGAATTCAACATTGGAAACAAAAGTAAGATGGCAGGCCATTTTATGCAACGTCTTCAATTCATTCTTGATTCTGAAAACATTACATACGAAAATCAGGTTCTTGCTGAACTGATTATGAAATACATTCCAGATTGGAGACGTGTCATTAATGAGTGTCAAAGATATGGAATGAGTGGCACCATTGATACCGGCATTCTTGTTACTCTATCTGAGTCAAGTGTAAAGGAATTAATGAGTGATCTTAAAGACAAAAACTTTAAGGGTATGCGTAAATGGGTTACAGATAACATGGACGTAGAATCCGCAAAAATATTTAGAATGGTTTATGACAATATGATCTCATATGTCGAAGCTTCAAGTGTTCCACAATTAGTGCTTATACTTGCTGATTATTCATATAAAGATAGTTTTGTTGCAGATCATGAATTAAATGTAGTGGCATGTATGACAGAAATAATGTCACAAATTAAATTTAAATGATAATACTAATAGCAATTATTATTCCAATAGTGGTAATATTGTTATTAATATTTACTTAGGAGACCAAGATGGTTGAACAACTGGCAAGTTATGCATCTATTATTGTCGCATTGGCTATGGTTAATGTGGTGTGGCAATTAGATAAAGCAGCTAAATTATTACATAAGATGAGCAGACTTTTAGGTGAAGCAGTGGACGAACACGACAAACTGTGAATCCATTTGAAATAATTAAGGCAATATCCTCTACTAAAAAGGATATATTGGAAAATGAGAAAGACTATAATGGTTTTATGATTAATCGTGGGTTGTCTTATTTTCCTGATACGGTGATATTTGCAAATGAAATGAACAAATACCACCACTTAGATAACCGCCTGCAATTCGATTTTCTTATAAATATTGTTAGGAAGCGGAAACGTTTCTCCAAGTGGAATAAGTCTATTGAATCTGAAAATATCAGTGCTATAAAACAACATTATGGTTATAGCAATGAAAAAGCTCGTGATGTACTTCCGCTTTTAAGTGATGAAAATCTTAAAACAATAAGAGGAAGAATACAGCATGGCGGAATTCAACGATGAACTGGTTAATTGGAAACCAGATATGATGTTAGAAGTAATATTAGCAGAACCAGATGACTTTTTAAAAATACGTGAAACATTAACACGTATTGGTGTAGCTTCTAAAAAAGACGCTAAACTATATCAATCTTGCCATATACTTCATAAACAAGGAAGATATTTTATAACACATTTTAAAGAATTATTTTTATTAGATGGTAAGCCATCTAATCTTACAGAAAATGATTTAAAACGTAGGAATACAATTGTTAAATTAATGGACGATTGGGGACTACTTGAAGTAGTTACTCCTGTAGGAGAAACAGCAGCTTTAAACCAAATTAAAATAATATCCCATAAAGACAAGTCTGATTGGGAATTATGCCCGAAATATAATATAGGAATTAAATGAAACCTGTATAAATAAATTTGTAGGATGCCGAAAGGACCTGCAATAAACCGTAGTCATGGTGACTACACTTTTAACCTTGCTATTTAATAGGAGGACAATTATGTCAAACTTAGCATTTAACTTCCCAAGGGATACGTTCCTTGGATTCGATCAACTCTTTAACACATTAGCGGAAACAAATGTAACCGATGCTAGAGGCGTTGGATACCCACCATACAATGTCATTAAAAGAGATGACGGTCACTTTTTAATTGAAATCGCTGTTGCAGGATTTAAAAAAGATGATATCGATTTAACCCTTGAAAAAGGAGTATTATCTATAACCGGTAAGAAACATTCTGGTGCAGATACTAGAGATTATACACATCGTGGTATTTCTCAAAGAGGGTTTGAGCGTTCATTCACATTATCAGAAACAATCAAAGTTGTTGGAGCTGATATAGTTGATGGACTACTTGTTGTTATTTTGGAGAACGATATTCCAGAAGCAGACAAGCCTCAAACTATTAATTTAGGTGACCTGCCTAAGCACGCTAAAAAGCTGTTGCTAGGCTAATAAATACTAAGGAGCACTATGGCATATTCAGACCAAGTTTTAGATCATTATAATAATCCACGCAATGTGGGTAAGATGGATATAACTGACCCGAATGTCGGGACTGGTATGGTAGGTGCTCCTGCTTGTGGCGACGTTATGAAGCTACAAATTAAAGTTAAAGATGACATTATTGAAGATGCAAAATTCAAAGCATACGGATGTGGTTCTGCAATTGCTAGTTCTAGCATGGTTACAGAGTTGCTCAAAGGTATGTCATTAGACGAGGCAAAAAATATTAAGAATACTTCTATTGTAGAAGCTCTTAGTTTGCCACCAGTTAAGATACACTGCTCAGTCTTAGCTGAAGATTCAATTAAAGCAGCAGTAAAAGATTATCAAAATAAACAACCAAAGGAACATAGATGAATGAAGAAATTAGATTAATACGTCTTACGACGGGTGAAGAAATATTATGTGAAATATACGAACAAAATTCAACAAAAACAACTGTTAAAACCCCAGTATTATTAATACCAAACGAAGGTAAGATAGGCTTTATGCCTTATATGCCTTATACTGAAATTGGTATATTTGGGCTTGAAATCAAAGAAGAACATATTATGTTTAATGTTCAACCAACTGATGAAATGATAGACAGTTATAATAAAATGACTGACAGAATTATAAAACCATTAAAACCAAAAATAGTAACATAAGCTGTTTACTTTTAGTACAATTTATGGTATAATATAACCATGAATCAACAAACTTTCTATACGCACGCCTTCCGTCACGGTAAGGTAATCAAATATACAGGCTATGAGAATGGTGATAAAGTTTCATACACCATTCCATTTCGTCCTTCACTTTACGTCACAACCAAAAAAGAAGCTAAATGGCATGCGTTAAATGGCACACCAGTAGAACCAATACATTTTGGTAGTATGAGTGAAGCTACAGAATTTATGAAGCAATATAAAGATGTTCCTAATTTTGACATATATGGAAATACTAATTATGTTGCTCAATACATTAATGAAGAATTTCCTGGCAATATTGAATGGGATCGTAGTCTTATTAATGTTACCTCTCTTGATATAGAATGTAAGTTTGGCGAAGGTTTTCCTGACCCAGCTCTTGCCGATCAGGAAGTAACAGCCATCACAACAAAAAACAATATAGATGATGTTTATTATACATTTGGCTGCGGCGATTATGATAAAGAAAAATCTATAATGCAAACACATGAAGTTCGTTATATCAAATGTGGAAACGAAAGAGAACTACTTCATAAGTTTTTATATCACATGGCAAAAACATCCCCTGATGTTCTCACTGGTTGGAATATAGAATTTTTTGATATACCATATCTTATAAATCGTATAGCAAAAATCATTGGTGGGAATAAAGAGAAAATGTTATCACCTTGGAAAATGATAGACAAACGTGAAGTACAACAACCTTTTAGTAATAATATGCGTGTTAAATATGACATAAAAGGTATTACATGTCTTGATTATCTTGCAATATTTAAAAAGTTTGCATTTACTTATGGTCCACAAGAATCATATAAACTTGACAATATCGCTAATGTAGTTCTTGGTGAGAAGAAGCTTGACTTTGGTGAGGCCTCAGACTTAAATGAATTGCATGACACTGATTATCAGAAGTTTATTGATTATAACATTAAAGATGTAGAGTTGATTGACAGAATGGAAGATAAGCTTGGTCTTATTACGTTATGTTTAACTATGGCTTATAAAGGTGGTGTTAACTATGATTCAGTTCTAGGGACCGTGGCGATATGGGATTCATTAATCTATAGGGATCTCCATTCGAGAAATATAACAATACCACAAAACGAAGAATCAACTAAGGGTGCTTATCCTGGTGGTTATGTAAAAGAACCACATGTTGGAATGCATGATTGGGTATGTTCATTTGACTTAAACTCTCTATATCCATCAATCATTATGCAATATAATATGTCACCTGAAACTATATTACTTGACGATGAGTTAGGTGTTAATGTTGAATCTGTACTTAATAGTAAAGTCAAAAATACTCATCCAAATACTGCTTTAGCTGTTAATGGTACTCGATTTGATACAAGTAAACCAGGTGTTCTTCCTCAAATTATTCAAGAAATTTATAATGAACGTGTTAAATTCAAACAAAAACAAATTAAAGCTGAACAAGAATTAGAATTGTCCGGCAATAAATCAGAACAATATAATCTAGAAAAACGAATAGGCATTGCTAAAAATCAGCAGTTAGCTCTTAAGATTCTTCTTAATAGTTTATATGGAGCGATGGGTAATAAATGGTTCAGATATTTTGATATGAGAATTGCCGAAGGTATTACACTTACTGGCCAAGCAACTATCAAATGGGCTGAACAACATTTAAATAATTATCTTAATAAGACATTAAAAACTGATAAAGATTATGTAGTTGCTATTGATACAGACTCAGTATATGTCACACTTGATGAATTCGTTAAACGTTTTAAACCTGAAAATCCTGTTAACTTTTTAGATAAGTTATGTTCTACTGCATTAGAAAATACTCTTAAAGATTCTTTTAATGAACTATATATTAATCTTGGTGGTATAGAAAATAAAATGGTTATGGGAAGAGAAGTAATTGCTGATAGAGGTATATGGACAGCAAAGAAAAGATATATATTAAACGTGCATGACAATGAAGGTGTACGATATGCAAGTCCTAAATTAAAAATTATGGGTATTGAAGCTATTAAATCAAGTACTCCTGCGATATGTAGGCAAGCATTAAAAGATATGTTTAAAAGAATTATTGAAACTGATGAAGAAACAGTTCAAGCTGATATACAAAATTTTAAAAATATATTTTCTCAAGCATCAGCTGAGGAAGTATCATTTCCTCGTTCAGTTCAGAATATTCGTAAATGGACTGATAAAGAAACTATATATAAAAAAGGAACACCTATTCATGTCCGTGGTGCACTAATGCATAATCATTTAATTGATGACCAAAAGCTACAGAAAAAAGTAGAAAAGATACATGGTGGCGATAAAGTAAAATTTACTTATTTACGAAAGCCAAATCCAACTAAAGAAAATGTTATTGCATTTGTTGATTATTTACCACGTCAGTTTAAACTTGAGGATCATATTGATTATAATCTTCAATTTGAAAAGACATTTTTAAGTGCAATTGAACCAGTTTTAACAGCAGTTGGTTGGGAAAGTGAAAGGAGTATTACATTAGAATCTTTTTTTACATAAGCTATTTACATTTACAGTAAACTATGATATAATATACTATATGAATAAATTAGACTACGTAATATTAATTCTTTTATTTCCGTACTGGTTTATTCGCTATTTAAAGGAGAAATTATGAGCGCAGATTGGGTAAATGATATCAATCGTATGCAAAACAAATATGGTGTTAGGGAATGGATTAGCCATGCCACACCATTTGAACTTAAAAAATACTTAGAATTCCGATTAGATTTTATTAAAGAGGAATATGATGAAACAAAAGAAGCACTTATTATGGAAGACGCTGAAGAGATCGTTGATGGTCTTATTGATATTTGTGTTGTTGCTATTGGAACTTTAGATGCAATGGGTGTTAATGCGCACACAGCATGGGATGAAATATTTGATGCAAATATGAATAAAGAGGTTGGTATAAAAGAAGAACGACCAAATCCTTTAGGACTTCCTGATTTAATTAAACCAGAAGGTTGGGTAAACCCATCACACGAAAATAATCATGGCATTATTCCAACAGCGTTTGAACCAGATGTTGATGAAGATTTAAATGAGCTTATTGCAGAGAATTTAAAAAAGAAAGCTATGGAAGCTAATGTAGCCAGAACTGAAATTTCTGGTAAATATAATACTAATTGGACACCAAACGCAAAGGATATATATTTTGATTCACTTCCAGATGTTGTTTCAAGTGAAGGCAAAGGTCGTTGGCATCCAGAACGTAAAATAGATTTATTTAAAAAACTAAAAACAAAGGAGAAATAATGTATAGTTGGAGTAAAGATTGGCCAACCTTAACCGAACTTTTTTTCGGTAAAGGTAATGGACCACAAGGAGCTTTAAATGGTATGACCAAAGAAGCACCTAAGAAAAAGGCAACGTTCGATGAACGTTTTACAACCTCTAAGAAAAAATCAGTAAAAAGTAAGGATAAATAATGGATGAATTATATGAAAAGTTTGAAAAATTAGCTATAAGTAATGAACCATTAATGGCTGCAGGAATAATGATGGCACAAGCAATGAAAATTTATAAAGCCATGTTATCTGCAGATGAATTTAAATTAATGACTGAACATATATTAGAAAGTAGAGATATGATTCAGACACCTGACATACCAAAACTACATTAATTATGGCTAAACAATCTTGGAATGATTGGATTTTTTCCAAAACACATACTTATGATTCATGGTTACAAAAGTATAAAGGTAAAACTGTTCATGCACTTACTCTTAATGAACATACTAAATTTTCAACAGAATATAAAAGATGGAAAGCAGGCAATATCGAAAAAATGACATGAAATCATTAACACTGTTTAAATCAATATTTGATAATAAAACAAATAAGCAAATGGACTTTGAAGATTGGGTAGTGTTTGAAAAAATGTTATTTGATTTAGCTGAATATCCTCGTAAAGATAAAAAATCAGCACCTTTAATATCCCCTGCAATATATAAAGACAATACAACTCGTTCTAATGAAAGTGTCATTAGTTGGGCTGGTTGGTGTGCAGTAGATGTAGATGAACATCCATTTAGTGGTAATCTTGAACAAGAATTATTAGATGCTTATGGCAAATATAATCATGTAATTTATTCAACCGCGTCATCCACTACATCATATCCAAAATTTAGAGTTGTTTTTCCATTAAGTGTAGATGTTCCAAAAGAAAAAATTAAACATTTTTGGTTTGCTCTTAGTAAAGAGTTAGGTGATATAGTTGACCCTCAAACAAAAGATTTAAGTCGTATGTATTATGTACCTGGGAAATATGAAGGTGCATATAATTTTATATACAATAATTTCTGTGGTGAAACGATGGACCCTAATATTCTTATGCATAAGTATGATTATGTTGAGAAGTCAGGTTCTTTAATAGATAATTTACCTAAAGCTATTCGTGAACAATTACTTGCTCATCGTAAAAATGAATTAACAAATACAAGTGTGACTTGGAATAATTATAGAGAC